ATGAGCTTTATCAGTACCACCAATCCTAAAATCTATTTGGTCATCTGTATCTGCATGGATTGATGTATCTGCATCAGCATCTAATACCAATTCGTTACCTTGAACATCAATCGTACTTCCGACAGTCATTTTGGTTGTACCACCTGATTGAATATCAAGTGTACCTGATGTATCAGATGTTATCTTTAATCCATCACTTGTGTCTGCATTAATCTTACTTGTCATAGTATTACTAACCTCTCTCCACTTGGAACAGTCAATGTTACACCACTATTGATGGTCAAAGCACCCACACAATGAGCTGACTTACCACTAGTGATTGTATAATTTGTTGTAACTGTTCTTGAATTTTCAAAAAATATTTGGTCTGTTCCACCACCTGTCGCACCTGCTGTTGCAGTCGCAAAGGATAGGTTGCCTGAGCCATCTGTCTGTATAACCTGATTGGCAGTACCATCCGATGCAGGTAAAACCCATATCTGATTACCTGTCAATGCAGGAGCTTCAAATCCAACATAATTAGAACCTTCCATAAATCTAAGTTCTGTATTGCTCCCACCAAGACTTAGATTACCTGTTACAGTTGCATCTGTAGCTGTCGTGACTGCTCCACCATCTGCAATCGTGATGGCATCATCACCATCTGTAAACTCAATCAAAGCTGTTCTGACTGAATCTGATTTAAAATATTCTACTGTGTCATTTGTTTGGTCTAACTCAGCAATCAGGATATTGGCATCATTATCTTCATTCCTTATGTAAAGATAATTATTTGATGTGTCATACCAAAGCTGATTGGCATAGGTAGTGCTTGGTGCAGATGTGCCTGATGATGTGCTTCCTAAAGCTTGTAAGGCATTGTTTAAATCTGTCCTTGTTGCAGGAAACAGTTGATTGGCAATATCTAAATCATGTTGTGACAAATTTAACTCCTTTTAAATTTATTAAAGTATATCATGCAGATTCCACATATCCATACCCTTTTGCTACATAGTCAAAATCTCTACTCACCACACTACCACTAGAATTTTTAAATTTGATAGTAAACCCTGTAGCTGATTTAGATGTAAGCTCATAAAAATCACCTGTAGCCAAACTCTGAGCTGATATACCAAGACCTTGTAATTCTTTGAAGGCAGGTGAGAATGTGACCACTTTACCACTACTTGCTGTGCCTGATGTAACATTATCCTCTGCTGTCGTTCTATCAGGCATGTCTACTGATGCAGAAAGTTCGTAGATTGCAGGTGTTGCTGTATCCACATCACAAGTCAGTTTTACCCTCAGCTTGATATGACTAGCTGTATAATCACCAAGAACATAAGTTCTGAAGTCATTGTAAGTCGAGCCATCAGTAGAAGTTGCAATCAGTAATTCTACATTAACATCGTTATGCTCTGTATAACCACCATCAAAATTACCTGTTTGTGAATCAAATAACCCAAGTATGCTGTCGAAAAGACTTGCACTATCAAACCTGTTGTATTTACAGGTGAATGTCACTCTGCTGTTAAAAACACCACCTAAATTGAATATAGGAAAATCATAGATGCCTTCGCTGTTGAATGTGGCAGTACCACCTGAATCAAAGTTACCTGTCATATCATCAAAATTACCTGATGCATCATCAAATAAAGTACCTTCAATAAGTTGTAAAAAATTAGTGCTGTCTCTTGTAACAACTTCTAAATCTGTTCCCATTGTGCCACCTGTAAAGTTTGGTGATTGTGTAGATGTTGCAACAGCATTGAAGTCTCTGCTTATAGCATTCTTTATGATAACTGTTTTCGCGGATGTCTCACTTTCAAGACCTAATACATCAATAGCTTTTATCATGTATGTTCCTGTCTGTGCAGGTAATGTTATGGTGTTTGCAGGTTTACCAATCTTCTTGGCTACAATTAGACCTTCTTCAAACTTTTGACTTGTTGTAAGTGGTGAATGCCTTATGATGTAATGTGATAAATCTAAGTCGGATATTGGTGTCCAATTTAAGTGTACGATATCACCAACAACATTACTTGAAAAGTTAGTCACATCACTAGGTGGTGCTGTTTTACCTATAACCTCGTGACTTGTGGTGGTAAAAGAACTGTGGACATTGAAAGCATTGATTGACCTTGCTCTTACATTGTAGATAGCTCCATCTTCTGCATTGACTAATTCAAAGATGTTACCTTTGCTTCTGCCCAATGTAATGAAATCACTTCCTGCATCATTAGTGTTTTGTGCTTCTACTTCAAACTCGTTGGTCGTACCTTGACTTGATGAACAAACGACTTTTAAAACTGTTATTGGTGTTTCTGCATATATCCTCAGTTCATCTGTTACAACTAATGATGGTGCTTGTACATCTTGCACAGTAGGTAGAGTAGTATTGTCTAAAGAGAAAGCAGATTCTTCTGCATTCCAATCATAGACCGATGATGCAGTCTCATTCAGCAGTAAACTTATTGCTAACTTGTCATCATTACTGAAGCTCCATTCTGCCACTTCAAAGACTTTATTACTAAATCCTAATCTTGTGTTTGTTACATTTACTGTATCACCCACTTCCAATTTGAATCCTGTCAGCTTGACCTGTGCAGATAAAACCATCTGCTGTCTGTTTTTGAACAATGCAATCTTTGCAATCCTTTGTGCTGTTGCACTTGATACTGTGAATGGTAAGTCAATGTCTGCAAATATTACTTCACCATCTGCATCGCTAAATGTACTGCTAGTTACCATTGGATAATCAGATGGTTGCCATGATGTTTCTTCTGATGTGAATATGCCTTTTACAGTATTAAATAAATCTTTTCTTGACCTTTTAGATTCTAAAGCTACTTGTGATATGAAATCATCATCTGTTAAAGTGATAGTCGGAGATACATACTGCCCACCCTTTAAAATAAATTTACCATTGGAGTATGACAAAACACCTGTACAACTTGTAAGCATGTTATCTAATACTTGCATTGGTGCTAAGTCACTAAAAACTACACCATTACAGGTATATCTTTTTTCTGTGCCACCTGCCGATAGAGTAACATTTTCATCACATAAGTTTGCCATAGTGGTGAACGATGTTGTATCAACACTACTTGTACTTATACCTAAGCCAAGTCGTGTATCTGTCAGATAATCATATATGCACAGAGCAGGGTTGTCTGAATGTGTTGTAGAACCTGACCTAAAGTCTAATACTTTTTTGCCTTTTATTTCTGCACTTACATTAGGGATACCATTTGGGAACATATCAGCATCATATTCCAATCTTATGTAAAGATATGCTATACCTCTTAATCTATGTGCTGATGTCCATTTTCCAACTTCTGCTTGTAAGTCTGCATCTGCTAGTTGGTCATCTGTGCCAAGATGTTGTTTTATTCTTACTTTCGGTTCAGTTATCAGAATATCAGAAGCCTTATTGTATTTTGATGGAGAAGTAGGTTTGAATCTTGCTATTCCACGAGCATCAGTACCATAGTTAGACAAGGTGAGTTCTTCTTCGTTGAAATATATTTTATCAAAAGATTGTATCTCGTGAGATGCTATCTGAACGACCAAATGCATCCTTTTTGTATTGTCAGTAGTGTCCATGAAAAGAATAGAACCTGATTTTTTTGATTCACCATATACAGTATCTCTTACTGTGATAGGTTGTTTTATCATGAGACTTCTGTTTGAAGTTTGCTGTTGATAGTTTTGATTACCTAATGATTGCACTCTTGGTTTTGGTGCAAGAGCAACTGAACCTGCGACCATACTTGCACCAAGTGCAACTGTACCCCAAGCTATACCACCTGTTGCAACTATACCTGCACCTACTAATGCTGTTCCGACTACACTAAGTGCTGTTGATACTGCTGAACCCATTAGTTATAACACTCCTTTGTAAGAGATGATGAAATTCTATAAATGTTTGAGTTATCATCCATCCTTAAATAATTTACTCTTTTTTTGCTACCGAGAGACTGTCTGAAATGTTTGTTTGTCCATTTGACTAATCTTCTTGAATCTCCTGATGATACCAAGTCTACCAACCAAACTCTATCTCCACAGTTGTAATTTAGAACATGTCCTGTTTGTTTGAAATGATTCTCTGCTACTTCATCAAAAAATGCCCAAGATATATAGCTCACAATATCACCATCTTTGTAAAGTATTTTATATTGACCTGAGTTAAGTGCAGGTATTAGATGATTGAAAAGTTCTGCTCTAGTATTTTTTTTGTATTTATCAAACTTGTAAAATAACTCAATAAGTCCATACATCAGGAAGCTCCACCACCCCAAACTATTGACTTGTCTTGTAATGATTCTACAAATTCTAATCCCCTATCACCTGCAAAAAGATTCTTTTGGTCTTGGTCTGTGTATCTTCTGTTGAGTGGTCTTTCAAGAATAATCAACTTGTTCTCAACATTTACAGAAATCTGAGCTGTATTACCATCTTCTAATATAGACATGGTATCTATGAATCCTTCAAAAGTCTGATATGGGGTATCAACAACTACAGTTTGATTGTCTGTTGTGGTTAGAACACCAAAGAATATTTTGACTACCTTGCCTTGTGAATCTTCTGTAAGTGCTGATGAGATGATACTGCTATCTAGACCTGATAAACCAATCTTGACACCATTGGCTCTTATATCTGCTGATTCATCGATTGCACTTATACTAAGTAAATTACCTGATGGCAGATAGGTAACACCATCAATATTGATACTGTTGTATCCTGTCCATATATTAAGTGGTGTTGTGAACCCAACAGATATCGCAAAAAATGGCTCTAGTTGTGAACTATCGAGTTGTGCCTGAAAGTTTGTTCCAATAGTACGAGCCATATCTCATTACTTCTTAGTTGCTTTCTTTTTAGTTACCTTCTTAGGTTTGTCTGATGTTTTCTTTTCTTTTGGTGCTACTGCTTTGACTTCCATTGCAAGACCACCATCAACAAGAATCCTTGCTAAATCTTCTTGCCATTTCTCTTTACAATCTACAATCTCATCCTGAGCATAAACTCTTGTTTGATTGCCACTTTCATTAGAACTTGCTTCTGTATCTTGTAACATTTTAATTTGCATTATTTTGTACCTCTAATTCATACATTTTTTCTACTACTTGTTCCCAAGCGATGGGTTCTGATTCCCATTCAATACCACCATACAGGTAATCGATGCGACCTTCAAGATTACCCTTGATAGAGAACTTCGCATCTTTATCAATTTTGTAGATAGCTTTTATTATAGCCATCTCTTTCTCCGAATATGGTGTGTTGTTGCACATATTCATCCTCTGTCCGGTGGTGGGGAGAAACAAATGAGCAAACTCTCCCCACCATGTCTAGTTCCCTAGACTAACTATGCATCCTCTGAATCAATAGGATTACCCAAGATTCCTTGAATGCTTATTGGTGTGCCATTGCTATGACTACCTGTTGCATCGATTTTTACACGAGCATATCTTTTACCACCTATATAGCCGATTTGACTTGTCTGTGGTGTTTCACCATTTGCATCAAGTGTTAAGAAAATACCACTTGAATCAACACTACCTTCTGTAACATCTGTTGAAGCTGTTACTGCTGTGAATGTTGAATCATCATCAGAATGTTCAAGAATGAAATCAAACTTGACACTTGATGATAGTGTGTCACCTTCTATACCACTATTAACTACAAACATTAAAGATTCAAAACCTTTTCTGTCTACAGTAGTGCCATCAGTATCAGAAGTAAAAACTTTTGCATCCTGACAGGTGACAGCTTTAGTTCTATTTGAAATATCTCTCATAACTTATCTCCTTATGCACTTACATTTTGTAGTTGAATTGCTTCAGGTAGAACTACTGTTCCACCCACCCTTTTTCTTGCTAGGTATTTAATATTACCTGAAGAAGCTTGTGAGAATGGGTCTCTCATGATTGAAAGATTCACTCTGTCCACGATTGTATAAGCTCGTGAGAAGTCACCAAATGCAATCGGTTTTGTACCTGCACCTACATTAGGCATATCTGTTGCCAATGTATATGGGTAGCCAACGATTGTAGATGGAGCTCCACCAACAAGTGTCATACCAACATGGAATATTTTTTGACCTGCTGTATCTTCTAGTTGAAGAATGTCAGCGAAGGTTGCTCTGTTGAATACAAATCTTGCATTATTTAAATAATCAGATTTGATTGCATATACAAGTTCTAACAGACCATTTGGTTTTAGTGTAGAAGCATGACCTGAGTTGGTTGTGCCTACACCTGCTGTTGTGTCTGTGAAACCTAATGGTTCACCAACACCACTACCTGATACGAACTTAGTACCTTCAAGTAATGCAAATCTTTCTGCAAATTCAGTACCCATTTCGGATTCTAAATCGAATGCAGAATCTTCAAGCATCGCTTGTGAGATATGTACTTCTGCAAAACATTCGTGAGCATCAATCGTCATCATGCCGGTTGTATACCCTGTTGTTTCACTTCTTGTACCTTGTTCAGCAACAAATGAAGCAGAGAATTGTCCTGTTCTTTTTGGAATCTCTATACCTCTGTTACTTGTTTGTCTTACTCTTGCAATAGAACGAATAGGAGAAATTTCAGTTACAGTCTTGATGATTTCTTCTACATACTCTGTAGGAGCATAAAAGCCACCTAGAGTATCATCAGATTCATAAAGTGCTTTCTTTTCCATTTCATCCACTTCACCCTTTCTTAGCCATGAACCAAATGCTTTCATTTGCATGTCTACATCTTCTGATTTAGAAGCATTAGGTCTTGCTAACATTGTTTCGAGACTTTCTATTTTTTGCTGAGCTTCTTCAAGATTTTTTTGTTGAATCTCATGAGATTGTTTGACTTCTGCTAAAGTAGCAATGTCATCAGTCATTTTATCAACTTTTTCTTGTAGTAAAGGGTCAGCATGTCCTTGTTTTTCAATTTGGTCTAAACGAGTTTTGTTCTCTGCTTTGAAATCTTCAAACTTTGAACCTAACTCATCTAAGACTTCTTTGACTTCTTCTGACATAAATTGTCCTCTTAGTTAAGTTTGTTAATTAAATGCTTAATACTATCCACAACTTCACATTGCTCTTTATTAAAAGATTTATGCAGTATACTCGCACTAGTTTTAGCAACAGAATTAGACATACCTACCTCACATAGGTATTTCTCTAGTTCTCTCACATCCATTTCCTGTAGTTTCACTTTCGTGATTTTTGCTTTAGGATTCATTGGGAATGTAACCATTGAGACTTCCATTAAGTCTACTTGTTTGATTACTCTTTTCTTTCTTTTGTCATCGTACTTGTAGCCATCAGGAGACAGCTTATATCCTATTGACATTGAATCTAATGCACCCATCTTCATTAGCTCATAGACTTCTCTGCCTTTTTGAGTACCCATCGCTAAACGACCTTTGATTTTTAAACCTTTGCTATCTTCTTCTAAGGAATCTACAACACCGATAGGTTCATCAGTCTTGTGTTGATAAAGTAATTTAATACTCTTTGCTTTCTTACCTCTGATAGATTCAGAAAATGCACCTGCCTTGATGACATCGTTCCCTAAATCTTTGTTGTTGAATACAGAAGCATAACCCTCGAATGAGCCATCTTCCTCAGCTTCTATTTCTTTGTACTCACATTCTAAATCAAGAATGCTATCTAAGTGTTCTTCCATAACTCAAAATCCTTGTCAAGTCTATTGAGCTAATTGTAACAATAAAACATTACTAATAACAATAAAAAAAGAGCAGAACTAAGTCTGCTCTTTAAGGGAAGTAACTACTCTTATTTTCTAAGAGTAGTTATTGTTCTGTAGTGATACTTCTGAATGTTGTAACCACCTGCATCGATTGTTCTTAAATCAACGATACCTTTGTCACATTTGAACTGACCTTCTAAGATGCCATTATCGTATATGCTAACGACATTGTGTATTTGACCACCTTTTTTTGTGACAGATTTAATAAGGTTTTGTTTTTTAGCTTTTCTGTTTTTAGCAATCAAATCATTGAATGCTTTTACATAAAATGGTCTTTGGGATACTGACCAACCTGCTACTCTGCCATCTTGTGAATCTGCAATCTTTCTGTAATGCCAATACTCAGCATCATTCATTCTTTTAGAAATATCAGATATTTTTGAACTTCCCCATTTAGCTTCTTGTTCCACAATATATGCATGAAGGTTTTTGTAGTATTCTATAGTTTTAGCTTCCCAATTATCTAAGAAAGCATCAATGTTAGCTTCAGCATTAGGGTTGATAGAATGTGTCATATTTGTTTCTCCTTTGTTTAACATGTGTCCAGT